AATTAGCTTGCGGGAAGAAGAACTGCGAAGGGATAACGGCTTGCTTCTACTTCGTTCAGTGCATTTACCGGGTTCGGCACCTGCCAGCCGAGTCGCATTGTAACCATTAAAGCAATCATTCCCTGTTGCGGCAGATTTATAACTACTGCGCCCGCGGCGTCGGTTATTACGGCCTGGTCAAGAATTTTGTAAGTGATATCTTTTCTCATCGAATAGATAGCCTTACTGAAATCTCCGGCAATTAGAAGGGCACTGGTTTTTGTCCATCCGCCGTTTTTGGGATAGAAAATGGGCTGTCCGTAGAGAGTCGCTGGAGTATTTGCGGAAAGTGCCTGCTGAAAAATCGGAGTTCCATCTGCACTTCTCAAACCCCTGAAATATGACTTCAGAGAAATATCGGCGGCAAAGCCGTTCACATCGTACCCATCGGCTTCCACGAGAGACATAAGGCCGTCAACCCCGCCAACATCGTCGGCGATGTCCGGATTTGTTCCATAGGTCACGGTATTGCTGGCAGAGGTAGCCGCGGTCACTATCGCAGTCGGCCAGTTGGTTGGTTTATTTGTTCCGAAAATTGCGGCCAGGTCTATAGTTTTCCCAAGTGCCTGCATAAGTAGCGGCTTTATCTGTTCCCACATATCATATTCCGCGTCTTCAATAACAGAAACCGGTATCGGAACTATTGCGTTTAATTCTTCTGCGTAAATATATTTATCTGTCCATTCTGCAGAAGTGGTTTTTCTCAGTCCTGTGTCACCGCTGGTAAAATATGCCTGAGGTAAAACCGAATTCACCGGAAGGGTTAACTGTTTTCTGGTCATATCCGGCGCTCTTTTGAAGAGACTTAACACTACAGATTCGGCCGGAAGTCCTTTTATAATTTCGTTTGAAACTTCCTGAGGAATCATACTTGCTACATTTGTTCTAGAAACATACTGGTCGTAGTCTCCAAACAATTGCAAATCGAATTTAAAATTTTTGTCCATTTGTTTTTTACACTCCTTTTTGTAATATTTTTATTTAAAAAAACCTGCCGCCGCACGTATGGCAGCGTTCATTTTTTGCGCTGTAGTATCTGAAATTGGCTGACTTCCTCCAGGGTTTGTTGGGCCGCCTATGGGCCTCGACTGTCCCTTGAGGAAAGGATTTGCCTTCAGAAGTCCCTCAAGGACTTCCTTTATGCCGTCTACGTCCCCGTTGTCTTTTATTTTAACTGAAGATAAATCGTCTTTTATCAGCTTGTAGGCAATATCCGGGTTTACTATTCCGAGTTGAGAAGAAATTAGCTTTACTTCTGCCCGAATAAGTTTTTCGTTGGCTCTGGCTTCTGCTTCCGTAGCCTTGCCTTTCCAGTCTGAAATTTGCTTTTCGTATGCTTTATTCGGATCCGGGTCAATGCCTATAGCTTTAAATATATTCGCCTGGAAATCAGTGAACTTCTGGCTCATTGTGGTTTCCAGTTCTTTATATTTATTTCGATAATTTGCACTTTCGGTTCTTAACTTTTTAACATAACTCTCATCATAAGTTTTCGGTTTTTCTTCACCTCCTGCCTGGCCTGTTTCCGGGGGGGCTGCCGGGTCTCCCGACTCTCCTTCCGCAAACAACTGTAAATCAAATACATCTTTTACTCCGGGTATAAGCATCTGGCTTCTACCGCCTTTCTTTTTTGAAAAATTAAAAAGCCCGGCGTCTTGCCAGACTTTTTTTATGTTTAATTTATGTTTATTGTTCTGCAAATTTATCTTCCCGGCTCTTTTGGATATTCTCCATAAACTTTTTTATATTCTTCTCTGTATATTTTCCAGTTTTCTTCCCATGTTTTTGTATAATCAAACTTTTCATTTATAAGGTCAAGCCCGGTTTTATTCATTGGGTTTTATCCTTTCGTATTTAATACCAATGTCCTCAGATAAGTTTACCATAACTTCATGGCAATGTGCAATATGCGCCTCATCTTCTGTTATTTGTCCCGACATAACTAAATCCGAATATTTTTGCCATGTGTCTTTTTTTCCTATATTATAAGCCTCTTTTATTGCAAATGGGGGAAAATCTTTCCCTTCAACACTATAATAATACATTGTTTCATTGTGTCCGATAATCGTTCCGCAGCTAATTGATTTATAATTAGAAAACATCCCAAGGTCATCTGCGGAAAATGGCGAACTCGATGGATGATTATGGGCGATAATTAACGAATTTTTTGGGCTTGCCCTTAACAACTCTATCATTTCGTCTGTCGCAGTTACGCGACCCTCAAGACCATCAGAATGCTTCATTAATGTATTTCCGTTAAAGTCACAGATTAACAACATTTCTTGATTATTTTTTATTCCAAATTTTAATAATTCTTCGTGGGCCTTAGACAATTTCTGCAAGGCAGCATTATCCATCCCCGGAATATTGAATTTGTGTTTTATTTCCCCGGTTTTCTCTGGAATCTCTTTCCTCGCCGGCCTATAGCCAGACAGTTTATAATCTTCCAAATATTCGTCGAATTTGTGCGGATAATTTTTCTTTATATTCCTGAAAGCCGAAAAAGTTTTCGGGGCGTCTTTACCCAGTGCCAATTTGAATTTTTCAAACTGCTTTCGGTCTGCCCTGAGTTCTCTTTTGCCAGCTTGAATTTTGTTATATAAGTCAACTTTCTTCTTAGTCCGCGGGTCTATCTCGAAAGGTCTATTTGAAAATTTTATATCTCTTTCGAGAGTGTCGGAGAGTTCCGGGACATAAATTACTAAAATATGTAAGCAATTCGGGTGAATTAATAAATTGTCCCCAGAATATGCCACGTCCAATAAAGGAAACCGTTTATCCTTGCCGGTTCGCGAATAAACACGACCTTCTAAAGGGGCACATATCGGACAGGAAGAATTATTCTCAAGTATTTTTACAAGGTCATAATTCCACTCTTCCGCCTGGTTTAATGTAGCCCTATTCACAACTTCTCCGTAAGTAGTATTTGCAACCATAGCCGCGTAAGTGTCAAGTTGCCAGTTTCTACCTGCCTTATCAGTAAACCCCGTTATTCCGTTTTTAAGAAACTCTTCTATAAGCCTCTTTTTTGTTTCTTTAACGGATAATCCCACTGCAAACTTTTCTGCAGTCACTTCCAGGCTGACCTGTCGGAAAGTATCTTTCATTTTGCGACCGACAAATTTGTTTGCTTCCGTTAAATTGTCTATTAAATTCTCTGTCAGCAACTCTATTGCCGGTTTGTGTATTTTCGAGAAAGAACTGGCAGTAATTTCTCTTTGTAATTCTTCTGCAATCCCGGTTAACTTTTCTTTATAATATTTCGAAACGGTTTTTTCTCCCCAGGAAACAACTTCTTTATTCAAGTCTTCAAGAATAACGTCTACCTGCCGGAGTAAGCTCTTCTGATACGCAGTAGAATTACCTTTAGCCTCTTTTTCCCGAAGAGTCTGAAGAATTTTTATTTTCGCGTCACTGTATATTTGTATTAATTTCAGCACTTCTTCAGGCGTTTTCTTGCCGGCCATTACTCTTTTATTTCAACCTTCTCTTCTTCAACTTCTTTTTCGAAAACCTCGGTAATTGAAACATTTGCGGGATATTGCTTCTCTATTTCTTTTAAACCAAGAAAAATAGCCTCGAAAATTATTTGAAATTTTGCTTTTTCTTTCAGTTTCATGTCATCCGGCAAATCAATTTTCAACCCGCCCCGCTTTATACAAGCTTTTGCGTCCACTCTCTCTTTGTAGACTCCGAGAACTGCAGTTTGCAATAGTGCAGAAGTCGCGCTGCAAACAATATCTTTGCCGGGTTCGTTATAATTACAATGGCCTGCGGCAGAATAAGTCACTATTTTACCATCCTTATCCCGCCTGACTGTTATCTTCAACATTTTTTATTGCCTCCATATTTTTATTGCCATTAAAGGAAAAAACCGCAGGTGAAACCGGGTTTGACATAAGGTCTTCTTCCTGTATCGCTTCTAATTCTTTCTCCAGGTCTGCTTCGCTCAAATTGTCTTGCTTCTTAATGGCGGTTCTCTGGCTGATTGTCGGCTTCCCTCCCGTGCGGATATTCATTATACTTGCCTGTTCCGCCTCATCCGCAGGCAGCCCGTCCTGCCAGAGAATTGAAATTGTATTTTCAGGAATAAAGACACCATTTCCGTTCAGGGCGTCTAACTGCGACATAAGAGAAAGAGTTTTCTTTAATGCCGGGTCAAGCCTCATCCGGAGACGATTGACTTTAGCCAGGGGCGCAAGCATAAGACGCCGTAAAGCACTTCCGCTTTCAGCAAGTCCGCTTTTAAGTTGCCCGAATGCTGCCGGAGACGTCTCCGAGAGAACATAAAGCTGGTCCATTAAAAATTCAAGTTCTCTGAAACAACTGTCTAACTGGCCGTCCCAGGTGACATAACCGGGAGGGTTTTCTCCAGTTCCCACGGGAAAATAATTTCCTCCACCTTGAAAGGAAGCTTCTCCGGTAGTCGGGTTAACGTCTAAAGCCGTATCCGGGCCGTACATATTCGGGTCTGCGTGTTTATCGAAAATTCTAGCCATTTGTGCCACTCGAATTTCTAACTCTTGAATAATGCTATCCAGGTCTGAATAATCGTCTATTCCCGTCTCTCTGTCTGTTGTAAGCAAATTTGAAATCTGAATGACAAGGAAATCGTCTATTCCCGTATCAATTATTTCTTCTTCAAGAAGGCTCCCGATTTTGCAATTATCCGGAGTTCCAAGTTTATATTTGCGTGAAGTTATCCGCCCTTTCTCGTGTATCTCTACCTGAAGATACCACTGTTCTTTTTTCCCGCCCATAAAATTAGTCTCATTAACTTTATAAGACCAGGCGAGAACATGACATAACACTTCTTTCACATTGTTTATTGCAACTACCGGAAACCAGACTGCCGGGGACTGACCCTCAAGAATTACCCCTCTGTCGTATCGAATTTTTAATATTCCATCGGCAAACCTGGAAATATCAATCACAACTTCATAACTCGTATTTAAAAATTTACTGCTGGTATAATTTGTTATTTGTTCCTGTTCCTGACTTCCAGTCTCTCCTGCCGTGAATTTTGGGGGTTCGCCAAGAAGAAGGTCCGCCCATAAAAGAGTTAATCTTTTATACCAGTTGAGAATTATTTCCAGAGTCGCTTTCTTATCGTTCCTGAGAAGCTTTACCCAGTGCTTCAAGCATTTTTCGTGTTTCCCCTCGAATAAATATTTATTATCACGATAAAGTTTAAGTCTTTCTAATTCCGACTCCGGTGGCCAGGGTTGGCCAGGAGTTAAAAAGTCGAGTGAATTTAACATTTATTTACCATCCTCTAGGTTTTCTTGTTACTTTTACGGCATTTTTTT